GGGCGCTGTCGCGCGCGCAATATCCGCCATCACCGACAGCGCGAGCCGCTTCAGATCCTCGAACCCCATCTTGCCGCTGACGATCGCGCGCGACAGCGCCCGCTCGATCGCGCGCCCCGCCTGATCGGCCTCGGCAACCAGCGGCCCGCCCAGCTCGGCACGCAGCGCCGCAATGTCGCGCCGGAACGCGCCGGTGTCGGCGCGCACCGCGACCACCATTTCGTCGATCTCGTCACCCATCGGGAAACCTCTCCATCATCGCCCCCAGCGCCGCGCCGTCGAAGCACGCCTCCGCGTCATCCTCGACCCAACCCGCCAGCACCGCGCGCGCATCGGCCGGCGTCGCCGCCCAGAACTCGTCGGGCCGCCATCCCGCGACGCGCGCCATCACGCCCGCGAGCATGACCGCCGCAGACCCCAGCCGATCGTCCGTCACCTCATCGTCCCTGCAAGATCTGCCCCAGCAGCATGCGCAGCGCCGGGGTCACCGCCGACAACCCCTGCGCGATGACCGCCTCGCCGACCGCTTCGCGCGTCAACGCCTCGGGCCGATCCTGCACGCAATGCCAGAACAGCGAGGCCAGCTCGCCCAGCCCCAGCCGCGCATCGGCGGCGCGCTCGACCAGCGCGAACAGCGGCCCCAGCTCGGCCTCCGCCGCAACCAACGCTGCAAAACTCGGGCGCAGCACATGCACCCGTTCCCCGAGGCGCAATTCCGCCTCGCCGCGCAGCATGTTCGCGCTCACAGGCTCGCCACCGCGCCGCTCGATTCCAGGTTCAGAGTGTAATTGCGCTCGCCGTTATAATCGCCGGCATAGTCGAGCCGGGTGACGAGGAAGCGCCCGCGCATCCGTTCGCCGCTTTCAAAGCTCAGCTCATAATCGTCGATGACGCCCGAAAGCGCATGACCGCGCAGCCGCACCTCGGCATCCGATCCGGTAAAAATGCCCGCGGCGCTCACCGAAACCGATCGCACTCCGGCACAGGACAGCAGCTCGCGCCAGCCGCCCGAATCCTTCGTCGTGACGTTCACCGCCTCGCCGTTGACCGACAGCTGCGTGGTGCGCAGGCCCGCGACTGTCCGATAGGTCGGGGGGACTTCGCCGTCGCCGATCTTGAGCAGAAAATCGCTCCCATTTTCAATCGCCATCGTCTATTCTCCTCGGGTAAAAAATCATCCGCTAATGGGGAGTCGCAGGATGCTGATCACAACATTGATTTTGGCCGTCATGGTGCAGTCGCCCTCGGCGACGGTCGACACGACGCGCGCCGCCTTCACCAAATGCCTGCGCGCCGACATGAAGAAGGCGCTGGAGGCCAAGGTCGAAGAAGCCGAATATGAAATGACGGTGAAATCGAACTGCGGGGCCGAGCGTGACGCGTTCCGCAAGGCGGTGATCGCGCTGGGCAAGTCGGGCGGCGATTCCGAAAAGGTCGCGGGCGAAGACGCCGATATGCAGATCGACGATTACCACGCCAATTTCACCGACAAGTTCAAGGACTATAAGTCGACGAACACGATGCCGGGCGAGTAAGAATCATGCCGCGAGGCAGCGGCACCGCACCAGGATTTCATGCCGCCAGCCGCCGTCGCGCGCAAAGGTAAAGCGCGTCCGGATCGTTCGTGCGCCGACCACCGACCAGGCGCCGGCCGGGCCGCGCAGGGCCGTGGCAACCGCCTCGACGCGCGCCGCGGCCTTGTCGTCGATCGCGCTGCCCATGCCGACCAATGTCAGCGTCAGGCGGATTTCGCGCCCCGCCAGGTCCTTGGTCCCCCAGTCGGCGCCGTCCGCCGTACCGACCGCGACATAGGGCGCGCTCGCCCGCGGCGGCGTGCCGTCGAATATTCCGTGAACCATCGCCGCCAGCGCGTCGTCGCGTGCCAGCAGGTCGATCGCCCGCGCGCGCACCGCGCCTTCCGCGCTCGTCATTGCCCGCCCCCCAGCGTCAGCCGCCGCCACGGCTGCCACAGCGCCGCGATCGCCGCCGGCGGGGCCGCGCCCGCGCCGTCGCGCGCCTCATGCAGATGCTGCGTCATGCGGACGATGCCCTGACGGATCGCTTCGGGAATCCCGTTCGCCTCCTCGGCGATCCCCGCGCGATAGGCGACGCGCACCCGCGCCGCGCCGCGCGGGTCTTCCAATGTCACCCGTGCGGTGCCGTCGCGGCCGATCGACACGAGGTAATCGCCGTCGCCCAGCGCCGCCTCCCCGCCGCCGGGCAGCAACAAAGTCACGCCATCGATTCCGACAACGGGTCGCGCGCCGGGGTGAATCACTCCGTTTTTCAACGGCAAAACCTCCTCGGCCGCGCGAATGACCAGCCACTGCCCGATAAAGGCCTCGCAGATATTGGTCGCCGCGCGGACAAGGCCCGCCACCACCGCATCGTCTATCGTCGCCCCCAGCCGCAACCAGCCGCGCGCTTCGTTCAGGCTCACCGGGGGATCGCCCGGCACCACACTTTCCGCCATCACCGTTCCTCCACCCGCACGGTCATCGATCGCTCGTCGATCTGCCCGTCGCTCAGCGTCACACGGTTGGTGACGTGATAGACATGGCCGGCGATCCCGCCCGCCAGCGTCGCGGTCGTCCGGGTCAGGTCGTGCGCGGCGGCCGCCACAGCCACGCCGCCATCCTCGTCCGGCACAACCAGCCATGCGCTCGCCAGCACCGCCTGCCCATCGACATAGGCCGCACCCCAGTCGAACTCATAATCGATCCGTGATCCCGGGTCCTTCACCATCATCGTCATGGCCGCTCCTTTCTGGTCAGGGCTTGCGAACCGCCACACGGCGGCGGGTTTCAGGCGCCACCGGGGCGGTCGTCTGGGCTGCTGCGGGTTCGGGACCGCCCCATTCGCTGGGCAAGTCACGCCGCTGGGCGTCGCCGATGGCGCGCGACGCCAGCGCCGAACCGGCGATCACGATGCCGTCTCCAGCGCCGCCAATCGCCGCTCCTGCGCCGCGATCAGGAACAGCGCCAGCTGGTCGGGCCGGATTCCGAAGCGGTCGTGCACCGCGCCCCCCTCATCCGCCCACGCGTCCCAGCACAGAAAGGCATAGGGCGTATCACCCGGCCGTCCGGCGGGACCCAGCGGTTCGATCAGGCCTTCGTGGGCCATGATCGTCCACGCCGCCTGCGCGCGGACGCCAAAATGCAGGCGCGCGCCATCCGGCCCCTTTTTCGCGATCGCATCGTTCCACTGGAAAAAGCCAAGCTCGGCGGCGATGCGCGATGCAGCCCGCAGTTCCGCGCCGCTCGCCGCGCTCCGCCAGGTCTTTTCGCGCGTGTCCGATGTGTTGATGGCGCCGGTGGCGGAAAAGATGACCGACCATCGATTGAAACCCACGCCCAGCGACTGCGCATTGTCGCCGCCGGGCCGCACAAAGGAGCCGTCGACGACCAGCAATGTCGTGTCGGCCGTCGCATCATAGACGGAAAAGCAGGACTGGCTGGCATTGTGGATGCCCGACACCAGGTCATAAACCCGCCCGCCGGCGGCGCTGTTGCGGACACGCAGGCGCGCCATGATCTGGTCCGTGCCCGCGATCTCCAGCCGTGTCGCCGGATTGGCGGTGCCGATCCCGACAAGGCCGCCACTCGCGATCCGCATCCGCTCCACCCCGCCGGTGGCAAGGCCGATGCTGTCGGGGGCGGGGCGGAACAGGCCGCAATCGCCGTCGTCGGCAAACCCGATCGCGGGGGCGGCAGCGGTGCCGTCCTGCGCCGCCAGCCCCCCGCTCAGCATGTGGCGCCCGCTCGCATTCCGATACGCCAGCGCCGTCAGCGGAATATTGACCCAGCCGCCGCCGCGCCGGACGGTCATCAGGTCGCCGTCGGCCGCCGTCGCCGCGCCGCCATGCGTCGTCGACAGCGGCTGCTTTGCATCCAGCGCACTCGCCAGCGCCGCGACATCGTCGCTCAGTCCCGCCGCGCCCGCATCGCTCGCGGCGAACCAGTCGGCGGCAACCGTCAGCGCGATCGTCTTGAGCCCCGCCGCGAAATCGACGCGCGCGCTACCGGCGGACGAGACGACCACCGCATCGCGTTGCAACCGGCCGGAGCCATCGATCCGGCCCGTCCCCACCTCCCATTGCTGGGGCTGCGCGATGCCCGCGACGGCATAATGGAAGGGCGTGCCCGGCGGCACCGCATCGACGAAACGGCGATGCCCGGGGACCGCGCCGGTCGGCGTCAGCGGTCCGCTGCCGCCGTCGTGACACGTCTCGCGCACCAGGTCGGCGAAAAATTGGGTCGGCATGGCGGGGCCATCCTTCTCTTGGTGTCATGGGAGAATTGACGCCCGGCGACCCCCGAAAGGGATAGGGGCCGGCCGGGCGCCCATCGCGCGCCCGCAGATCAGCTGGCGGCGAATTTCATCAGCTTGATGGCCTGCGAATCGATGACCGCCCCGCCGACCCGCTTGGTCGCATAGAAATGCACGAAGGGTTTGTTGCTGAACGGATCGCGCAGGATGCGCGTCTCGCCGCGGTCGGCGACCAGATACCCGGCGCGGAAATTGCCGAACGCGATCGACAGGCTGTTCGCGCCGACGTCGGGCATATCCTCGGCCTCGACCACCGGATAACCCAGCAAGGTCGCCGCCTGCCCCTCGACCATCCCCGGCTGCCAGATAAAGGCTCCGTCGGTGGTCTTGAACTTGCGGATGCGGCTCAGCGTATCCGAATTCATCACCCAGCTCGCACCCTGCCGGTACGGCGCCTTCAGCGAATGGACCAGCTCGACCAGCTTGTCCTGCGGGTTCGACGCCGGGAACGCGCCCGCGGTGCCCGTCGCCAGATGCTGGAGCGTCCCGAACGCCCGCACGCTGTCGATCTCGTTCGTCGTCGTATAGGTCAGGAAACCCTTCGGCCGGTTCGTCCCGTTGCCATTGACGAACGCGCTGCCCTCGGCGACCGCGAACTCGCGGCCGAGCTGCTCGGCCAGCCAGTCCTCGACGTTGAACATCGCATCGTCGAGCATCGCCTGGCTCGCCGCCGGATTGGCGTAGAGCTCGCCCGACGGCGGCGCGATCTCGGCAAAGCTGCGCGTCGCGGTCTCGGGGCGCGCCGCGGTCTCGCCGACCCAGCCCGCGCCCATCGACCCCGTCGCGATCAGCTTGCGATAGCCGCTCGTCCCCGTCTGCACGACCGTCGCGATCGACCGGATCGGCGACAGCGACTTCAGCGTCGCCGCAATGCTGCCATCGATCTCGCGCGGCACCGCAAAGCCGCCCTCGCCGCCCGACGCGCCCGACAGGCTCTTCATCTCGACCCCGGCGTCGATCCCGCGCCGCAGATAGCGCTCGACAAAGACACCCAGCGCCGGATCGGCCGCCTTCGCTCCGTCGAGCGGCAGCCGCGACGCCGCCACCGTCTGCGCATCGACCTGTGCCTTCAGCGCCGCCATCGATGCCTTCAAATCATCGACCGCCTCGGCCGCCAGCACCGCGTCGAACGCCCCATCGAGCGCATCCGCCTTCACTTCGATCTCCATATCCATGCCCGTCACTCCTTCTGAAAATCCACCGCGGCACCATTCGGTGCCGCACGCACATCGACCGCAATCACCCGCGCCAGCGGCTGCATCGGCGCCGCGACCAGACTCACCTCCCCCAGGTCGAGCCCCAGCAGCTCGCGCGGGCCATTCCCGCGCGAAGCCGTCACCCGATACCCAAAGGAC